TCCACATAACTCACCGACGCAAAGATTGTCCCGTCCCGCTGTATGCCGGGGCCTACTTGAAGCGTGACGACCTTTGCTGTCATTAGAACGCTCCACCAATGATCCCTACAGGAATGCGAAATCCAGTTGAAGCCAACGTGCCTGCGTTGACGCCGGCAATTGCAAAGCCCATTTGGTTTGAGGCGGCAAGGTACAAGCCGGTCGTTGGGCTACCAGTAAATGACAGCGAAGGAGCGGCCGCAGAACCGTTACCTAATGTCAATGCATTGATAAACGAGGAGGTTGAGGTCTGAGCGTTGTAAACGTTTGTGCCATCACAGATTGCAAGAATTGTTTGATTCTGAGGCAAGCTGACTGTTGTAGCACCACCAGCACCAGTGGAAAATGTCAAACTGAATGCGCCAGTCGTGTTGTTCTGAAAAGAATACAACTGCACAGTTGGAGGAAGAATGATTGTGCAATTTGATGTTAACGTGCCTTGGTATTCTTGAATGATGCTGGCCGCCTCAGCAGAGGTCAACGTCACAGTTCCACCAGTCACATTCTTGGTCAACTGAGTAAAAAAGAATGTTGCAGACTGGCCGTATGCATAGCTGTAAAAAGTCGTGCCGTTGGACACAACAACAAACGACTCAGCAATTTGCAATTGCTTGCTAACTTCCCCGTCAATTGTGTTTGCTCCACTTGGAGCAACGTTCAAGATGCCTGTGCCATCGTTTTTAATGATGGCATACCAACTTGCACCAGCAGATGCCGCCGATGGCAAAGTAACTGTGCCAGCACCACCAGTCCAAACGTACAAAGAAGATTGATCCTCTGGAAGCATTTGGTAATTTGACGAGAACGTGGTCACCGGAGTGATTGTGTTCAGCGTGGTGCTCACCGCCTCAAGGCCGTAGCCTGCCAGTGTGGCCGCATTTGCCGAAGAAGTTCCTGCACCAAACGTCACCGTGCCCCATGTGCCATTGATGGTGGCGTTGTTGGTAACGTAGATATATTGAGCGATACCTGAAGCAATCGACACAATCGTGGTGCCGCTTGTGTTCACCACCGTAAAAGAATTGGCTCCAATGTTGCGAATCAATGCACTCTGGCCAGTAGACACAGAAGTGGCTGGAGGCATGTACAACTTCAGGCCTGCGGTTGATGCAGTGACCTCAATGATGTTGGCAACAACACTGTCCGTATTGCCATTGATTGGCCATTGAAGGATTGTGTCGGTTGTAATGGTCAGTGCTTCGTAGCCCACTTGTGATGGGCTGATCGTCTGACCTGTGTATGGGTTTATGTAACTTGTCATTTTTAGGAATCCACGGCAACGGCTTGACGATCACCAACTCGCGCCACATCCTCAGACTTGAGTGATTGGAGTGATTCGGTGTACTTCTGTTGGAAGATCACACGCTGGTCATTTTTCAAAAACTGCATGGCTTGCAACAGGGTTCCAAACAGCATAGCGTTCGGGGCGTTTTGAGTCAGCCAGTTTGTCTGGTTGGTAGAACTCAATGGTGCAATGCGCTCGTAGTAGAGAACCTCAAAGGCATAAGCCAAATCAGGTGTTGGCGCAATGTACCAGTGCTCCCAGTCGGTGTCGGCATAGTACAAAGGCACATCGGTTTGATCGGCATCCGGCCAGTAGTTTTTGAGGTATTCGTACTTGCGCAGATAGACGGGTTGTTTCTTACCTGCCACGGTCACGCTCATTGATACCGTCTTACGCCAGCGTGCTGGTTTTTGCAAAATAGCATTGCTTGCAGTCATGGTGGACTCAACAATTTGCAATTGGCCAAGGGTCTTGATCTCTTGCGCAATTTCAAACTCGGCCAGCGAAATAAATGTGGGAATCGCGTTGACAACAGCGGTGTCACTTCGCTCCAAGTACTGAAGTACCGTGGAGGTCAAACTGTCATACGTCATCACCCATGATGGGATTAGTGTCATCGCGTCGTCCCTTTATCCTACGTTGCGCTCAAAATGAGGGCAATCTACGAGTGATTTGAAGTTGCCACCCCAGCGGTTTTTGGGGTGTAAGGACTCCCAGTATGCGCCCAATGGAGCAAGCGTCTCCTTGTCCCAAATTATCGCGCCACCCTTGAAGAAGTTCAAGTCGATAGCGCATCGTTTTAGGTGAATTGAATTTAAGGTCTTAGAGCGCCCTGTTTTGACGTAGATGGCCTGTTGCTCCGGGGTGCGTGCTAATTCGCCTCCAGTGACCATAAAGCCCTGCTCTGTGGCGTATTTGATGAGGGAGCAAGCATCCAACAAGAATGCGGCTTGTTCTTGGCTAAGGCTCATTTTTTGCTCCTCATGTCTGCCAGCTTCTCTACCGTTCGACCTCCAAAATACGCGAGGAAGATTATTTGGCCCCATTGGCCCAGCAAATTTACATAGCTTTCTTGTGCGTTATAACCAAACGCCGACATCATGGTAAACAAAAAGAACGCCACAAAAATGGCAATCAAGGCCATTGGACGGATGTTTTTGGATAGCCACGAGTCAGAAGACATATCAGCCTTCCAACGGTCGCTGATGTTATTTTCTTGGTTTGCTTGTGCCGCAAGCAACGCTTTGAGTTCTTCCTGCTCAAGACGGGCTTTTTCAATGCCCAACTCCAGCAGGCGCTCTTCATGGTCAAACTGCAACTGGCGCAATTTGCTGACCTCTTCAGGGCTTGGGTTGTCGGAAATCTTTACGCCAAGAGCGTTCTCAACGACTTCTTTGCCCTTTGCTTGAATCGCAGAAGACAAAAGGCCCAGACCATTCTGGGCCAATGTACCAAGCAGTGATGCAACGATTGGAATCATGTCAGTCCTTTCCCGTCAGGGTTTTAATTGCCTTGGTGACTGGAACCTTTTCTTCCAAAATGGCAATGTGCATTCGGTTCTCTGCAATCTGGTCTCGGTTGCGTTGAATCTCTTTTTCAAGGTCTTGGCGCAATTTTTCACGGGCCAGTTCGGCTCCAGTGTTTGAAGCCTGCTTGTTATCTGATGTGACAACAAGCGAAATTTTGCTATTGAGGATGGTGACCTCATGCGCCAAGTTGGACAAGGCGCTCATTAGGTAGACGACGCAAGAAAAAAGAAGAGGTAGAAGAGCAAACGTGATCTTCTCTATGAGTTGACCTTTGGCCTCCATACTTTGAATTTTTTCTTCGCTCATTTAAATCCCCAGTAGTTTTTTGACAAATTCTGCGGCAACTCCGGGGCCAAGCAACACAGCCGCGATGAGTATGTACAAGAGATACTCAATCCTGTTCATGCGCTTGGAACCATCGTCAAAACGGGCCTGAATGCCCTCGTACCTCTGAGCGCAAATCGCCTCGTGGACGCTTAGACGCTTGTCAGTCTCGGTGGCTAATTCTTGAACCGCTTCCATGCTTTCCCCTTAGTTCACAGGTTCAGCGACAACCTTCTCAGGTTGAGTGGCTTGTGCTTGGGCTTCCTGTTGGATGCCAGCAATCAATTGAGCAACTTGAGCATAGGGCTGGTTGCCCAAATACTGAAGAATGCCGTTGACCAGTTGTGTTGATAGAGTCAATTTTTCCATTGCCATTTTCCTTAAAAATTTCCGCTGTTATGGGTCAGCGGTTCACCCTTTTTCTATTATGCCGAAACCCAAGGCAATGGTGGTTGAATAACCGTTGGATTGATTTGTGCATCAATTTCCGCTTGCACACTCTCTTCTGTCGCGGTTTTATCCACGCCATTATTCCAACACCAGCCCAATACTTGTGCTTGAGTCAGTTGGTTGTAGGGCGTGAATGTGCCTTCGGGCATTGGGAATGAGCAAGTGCCGTAAATAGTTGCGGTGTACGGTACTTGCGGGTCGGCAGATGCTTGCGCACCGTTACAGCGCCAGCCTGCGGTGATAACCGTCTCTGGAGGAGTTGCGGTCGTGGGAGTGGTTTGCATCCATTCAATGACCCAAGTGATAGTTGCTGACATGATTTTTCCTTTCGGGATTAGTCTTCAATAGGTTTAAGGGGTTCGACGATAACCTTGCCGTTGTCATCAGTCCAGTCAGTGTCGTACATATGTTTGTCTTGACGTTCACCAATCACCATCCAACTGATGCTGGAGGTAGAGGTTTGGTCTTGCGCTTCAATGGTCAAGATGTTTCCAGATACTGAGCCACGCACAGCAGTCCAGTCAGACTCGTTGGTTGTGAAGCACTGAACGTCACGGCACAGAACAACAAAAGTGCCTTCCGTCATGCCTGCCGCAGTGTCAATGTTCACCGTTGCAGTGCCAGCAACAAGGTTGACCTTGCCACGGTAAATCAAGTCGGCTTGTGGGCTTTCAATGAACGAATGGACAAGTTGATGTGTCTCTGCCAGTTGCGGTAGTGGATGCTCAATACGGAAAGAGCCAGAGGCTTTGGACAATGCCCCACCGACGGAAAGATTGCCAGTAGTCGTAACAACACCCGTAGGGCCAATTGTCATTGCCGTGTTGGTACTTGTTGCGCCTGAAGCGGAATATCCAAAACGAATGTTTGCACCACCTTCAGGAGCAATACACAAGTCGCCAACCTGAGAACTACCAATGTGGAATCCAGCAGTTGAGGCACGGGCTATTGCGGAATTAGAGGCAAAACCACCGCCGCCACTGCCGCCAGTACCCATATAAATACCGCCGTTGGTGTCGTTCAAACTAATAGACGCACCACCACCCGTAATGGTCAGCAAACGCGGGGCGGTAGTTCCGTTAATAGCAAGACCGCCTGCATTTAAAAGGCGCATCCTTTCGCTCCAAGTGATGTTGGAGCCTCCTGTGCTTGTACCTGCTGTTGACCAAACAATGTCACCAACACTTGCATCAGAAGCAACTTTATTGGCATACCCAGCTTGGACGCGCTTGTCAGTGGCAGTCGTCTCAGCAACGTAAAAGTTCACACCAATCTCATAGCCGTTTTGCATGGAGATTGCGCCAACGGAGCCACCAAATTGCATTGCCGCACGGTTGCTAAACCAACGGTTTGGGGTTGTGGAAACACCAAGTGCGCCAAGTTCGCTAATAATAAAGCGGGTTCCGTACCCACCTGAGCCATTAGTATCAAAGGAAATCTGACCATAATCAGTTGCATGGTCTGTATTAACAAAATTTATTGCACCAGCGGCGGCGGCGGCGTTGTCACCAAAAAAGATTGTGGACGAATTGTTTGCTGTTGCGTTTGCATTTAACAACCAAATACTTGATGCCGCCCCAGTTCCAGCGCCGCTTGCTGTGTCGTTACGAACAACAAGTTTTCCATAAGTCTGGGGGCTTGTTTCACCAATACCAAACTGACCAGTGCTTGCAAAACGACCAACTTCGGTGTTGTTTGTACCAAATGTCAAAGCACCCGCAAGCGCATTAAGCAATCCCAAGTCAGTAATTACGCCACCACTACCGTATTGATAGCCCAAATATCCAACCCGCGCATCAGTTGCTTGGTTATAGAATGCAAATTCTCTTGTGCGTTCTGGGTTGCCATACAAACCAACAGAAGCAACAGCAACTGATGTTCCTGCGTTGGTGCTTTTTAATTGCAAGTTTGCGGCGTAGGGAATGCCAAACGCCATTGAATGCGTACCAGAAACAGCACCACCAGAGAACGTGGCATTAAGAATTGAGACTGGAGTTGCTGTACCAAGACCTAAACGAGTGTTTGTATTGTCCCAAAACAAGTTTGCAGAATTACCAAAAGCACTCGTACCAGCACCAAAAGGAATGTAGCCTGCGGTCAGTGATGTAAGACCTGTGCCGCCATTGCCTACAACAAGCGTACCAGCAACAGTGATTGCGCCTGAAGTTGCGGTCGAAGGAGTTAAACCTGTCGTTCCAAACGATAGCGTTGTAACAGCCACACCAGACAAAGTAGACCACTGTGGTGCAGTTCCCGAAGATGTCAATATTTGCCCTGCCGTGCCAATAGCCAACTTGGTGAGTGCTGTGCCAGAGGCAAAGTAAGACAAGTCACCTGCGGTGTATGAGGCAAGGCCAGTACCGCCGTTGGACGTAATCAACGTGCCTGCAAGCGTCACTGCGCCAGTGGTAGCGGTGCTTGGCGTGAAGCCAGTCGTTCCTGCGGAAAAACTGTTTGTCACGGTTGTAGCCGATGCCAACAAGGTCACCACGCCAGAACTGTTCTTGTAATACAGCTTGCCGTCGGCATAATTCAATGCCAATTCAGCGCCCGATGCACTGCTGGTCATGTTTGCCGCTAAGGGCACGTTTGTAGCGGTGCCGCTTGCGTAGATCAGGATCGGGGTGTATCCACTTTGTGCCATTTTTTTTCCTTAGAAAGCGCCGCCAGAAAT